CCTGTGTTAGCTTTTTTTCTTGACATCTCACCACCGTAAACTTTCTTAGTTCTAGGTTTCATGCCACCCTTAGTCATTCCAGTTCTTTTTTTCTTAGAGTACATCATTTTTTTTCACCAATTGTTTTGATTTTATCTTGTTGATAATTTACTGTTAAACTTTCGTTGTATCCTGCCATGTCTTTACACATCTCTTCTTTCTCTTCGATAGAGTTATAATCAGACATGTTTCCACTTGGTTTTGGATTTCCTGTTAATGTTTCTTCCATTGTTTTTCCTTTAAAAGTGGAGGAGTCCGAAAACTCCCCCGTTAGACTGTTTCGTCAATACCGTGACTGTATTATTAACCCGCTTGAGTTGTAGTAATACCGTCTTGAACTTTACACTGACCATTTAGATACCAGTTTGTACCATCAGACCATACATGAACAAAATCTCCATGTACTGCCTTGTTAGCTACAAACGAAATAGTATCTGCATCAGTAACTGTAGCGACTGAACCTGCTGCATCTTCCGGAGAAGATACGTTACCCACAATAATATTAGCACTTGATGCTGTTACTATTGTGTGAGTTCCTGTAGGTTCTGTTGCTCCAACATAAAACCAATACTCTAAACCTGCTGCTGGAGCTGGTAGAGTTGAGACTTTAGCTGCTGCTACATTCATAACAAAACGTGTGCCTGACTCTGCTGCTGTAATTACATTAGCTGCAGTTACTGCTTCAGTGTCTGAAGGTTTCTGAATTTTCTCAGCTAATACACGAACATCAACTGTTCTTGCTGAGTTACGCCCAGTATCTCTTATATTTTCAATTGTCATATTATTTACTCCTGTAAAATTTATGTGTTAAAAAAGAAAGGGAGGCTTTGACACCTCCCAATTCTATTTAGTCAATACCGTAGAATGCACTTACTAAAGCTTCGTCTCTAAGTACTTTCGCACCATAGACATGTAAGCCTCTAACAATGTCACCAAACGATGTTGGGTCTCTCAATACTTCTGTTGAAAGAATTGTGTTAGCAGTTGCAGTTGAAGACATGTGACCAGCCATAACTTTACCAGCAGCATTAGATGTTGCAGCAATGTTGTTTGACTTGTACATATCAAATCCACGTAATTTTCCACTTGATACTAGTCCATTTCTAATAGAACCTTGTCCACCATTATAGTCGACAGATAATAATTTAGAGCTAGATTGTCCTAGAACTTCGTAGAACTCAGGACTTGCAACAAACCATCTACCTTCTTCAGGTACATTCTGTTCGTCTAATAGTCTTGCCATTCTACCCATAAGGTCTAGTGGGTCGTGTTCGCTAGAACCAAAACCAATATCTAAGTTACCTGTTCCATCAAAAGTTCCTGCTGCTAAATCTGTAGCATTGTCAGAACCTAAAATGTGATTAGGTGATGAAGCTGAACAACCAGCAAACATAGTTGCTAATACAGCAGCGTCGTATGAATCTTTCAATGCATAAGCAGCTGATGAAGAAGCAATCTCTTTGAAGTTGACATGTGACATATTAGTTTCAATATCATCTACGATGAATTTGAAAGCTTTAGCACTATCAACAACCAAAGTGATTTCTTGGTCTGTTAGTCTAGTTTCAGTTGTGTCGCTATTTCTTGTGTAATCTGACACTGAAATAACTGGTTCTTTTATAATTTTTACTGAGTCTCCGAAAGAGGATATCTCACCGGCATAGTCGGTGTTTGTGATAGCTTCTACTACTGAGGCTTTCCTAAAAAAGTTCATTACCTTTTTAGAATAAACCGAAGGTAGGAAGAAACTATTAGTTTGTCCACTTACAGAGTTACCAAAGTTGGCGTTTGTATCAGTACTCGGTTCAAAAAATTGAGCCATGATTTTCTCCTGTTAAGTTAAAATAGTTTAATCTGATATTAGCCCGTTCTGCATAGCATCTGATATAGCAACTTCATGCTTATCAAACTCTTGTACAGACATAGCTTCTATCTCCTTTAATGACCAGACTTTCTGTTGATTTGGTTCTATACTTTGTGTTTTAGTAGAGACCATATCTGC